CAACTTAATAGCACTATGGCCACTAAGTATCCAGGATTATTAAAGTTAGATGTAAATCACTTTAATAAAGCTCCACGGGTACGTGTAAGTCTTATGCCTCAACGTTATTCAAATGTTTTAGAACCTAAGATGCAGAAAATTGAATCAAGAGTTCATGATATTAATAGATTAAAAGAATTAGGATGGGAAGTTCATTTAAATTATAGTCCTTTAATATTTTATANACAATGGAAAACTGAATATGATCATTTATTTAATTTAGTAAATGATATAGCAGGTGAAAATAAATGTGAAGTAATTGCATTAACTAATCACCAAAGACAAATGCAACGTGCATCACCAGAAGCTAGAGAAATAATGAGATTGTCTAGTGAAATTAAAAATGGTGGTGGAGTAATGAGATATCCGTTAAAATATAAGACTACATTATTAAATCAATTTAGACAGATTTACAGTCAATATTTTAACTTAAATACAATTAGATATATTTTTTAAAAATAATTATATGGCAAAAGAAAAAGCAATTATTGTTGATGTAGATGGTACATTAGCAGACATGAGAGGTGTAAGAAGTCCTTTTGAATGGGATAAAGTTTTACAAGATAAACCTCATCAGGATGTTATTGAACTTATTAAAGATTTAGCAAGTCTTAATAAATATAAAATTATTATTACTACAGGTAGAGATGGTATTTGTGAACAAGATACTGTAACATGGTTACGTAAATATAAAGTAGGATTTGATGATTTTTATATTAGAAAAACCGGTGACTTTAGAAAAGATAATATTATTAAGTCTGAGATCTATATGGATCATATTAGACCTAAGTATAATGTTATGTATGTTATTGATGACCGTGATCAAGTAGTTGATATGTGGAGATCTTTAGGACTTAGAGTTTTACAAGTAGCACCAGGAAATTTCTAATGGGCAAAATGAAAGACATCTTCATGCAAATGCGTGAAGCTGAATTCAACGGTCCCTTAGAAGAATTCATTAATTTACAAAAAGAAGAGGCTTTAACTGAGCCTGTAGATATTCTTTGTCCAAATTGTCTAACTGATAAATTGGTGCAAACAGAGAATAATGAAATGAATTGTACCACATGCGGGTATGATTTTATTTTAATTGATAGGAATACAGTGAGATNCAAGTAATTATNGAAATAAAATTCGTATATTATTATGTATCAACTTATTTTCTAATAATTATATTTTAAACTAAAATGAAGTCATATGGGTATGCTTGGAGGTTACTAACAATCTTAATGGCATCCACATATCCATATCTTTGTTTGTTAATACATGGTTATGAACCCTCATTATCATCATATTGGCAAACACCATTGCAACCATTATTTATATTAGCAAATATTGCAACAGCTTATTACTTCTTACAAATGAAAAACTGGGAAATACCTGGTTTATTATTAATATTATTAACTGTTTTTTCAGTTGATTTTATATGGAGGATTGCATAATGTATTTGCAATTGCATTTTTTTTAGCATGTTTACTTCCATTATGGAAAACCAAAAGATATGTATATATTTTTTACATTTACATATTTGGTGGTATATCCATGGCATTTAGTTTACTAATTGGAGAAATAATATGCATTACAGGAATAAGTTTATTCCATTTATTATTACTAACCAAATTTAAAACCATTAAAGAATATAATGAAAACAATTTACATCAGTGATCCTGGAGATGAACAAGAGGGTTGCTCAATTACAAATCAAATATAAAATATGAGACTGACAATACACGTAGAAAATGCAGAGCAAGTAAGAGAAGAAAGAAAAGTTAAAAGATTGAATCCTAAAACAAATGAGATTGAAAAAATAACTAAAGAAATTCTTATTACATATAATACTTTATCTTTCACTGATATTCCATCTAGATCTGAAGCTGAAACTTTATTAGGTCAATGCAGAGATAAATACAGAATCCAAAAATGGACTAAGGGTCATAAAAAAGGAAAAGAGATGTATTATATATCAAATGAAAAATAATCTATTTGTTAAAGCCATCAAAAAAGATGGTGAAGTCACGTATCCAATTAAGGCTCAAGGTACAAGATATAAAAAATTTATAGAAGATATCCCTGATGGGGCCAATATAGAAATATTTATTAGCATATCCACAACCAGTAAAGGATCTAAATGCCCAACTGGCAAGAGTACATGCTATGATAAGACAATTAGCTAATGATATTGGCTATACTTTTGAAGAAGTTAAAATGATGGCCAAAAGACATACTGGACTTTGTTTTAATAAAGATAATCAAGAGTATTGTAAATCATTTGCAGATTGTGATAAATCTGAATTAAATTTAGTAATTCAAGAATTGATAAGAATAGGTGATTTTAATGGAAGTCAATTAAGAACTTAGACTTTTTTAACATCTAAGGACTTCATTAAATCTTTCATAACTTGTGATTGTTCACTATCACTCTTATCTTTTTCATTAAGAATCAAATCAAACATCTTCTTGGTCTGTTCAGGATCAAGAGGATTTGATTCTATCTCAACCATACATCCCTGTTTTTCTGCTTCTTCTTGGCAATATTGAACCAAATAAGTGCAAGTATAAATCATTTGCTCAAATTGATTTAAAATAAGTTCCATAGGAATTTCTTTTTCCTCTTGAATATGTTTTTCAATTGAATTAATTTTTGAATAAATACCAGCAATTTCTTCTGGATTTTTCATTTGAGCAATAAGAGTCATTAAAATATTTTGAAATGTTGGAACAATGGAGGCATTTAATGTAAGTCCGGTTATTGTTTTAGTTCTATCAATTACTTTTCTTCTTTCTCTTTTGGAAGCAGCTGCTTCTGAGGTTTTATTTTCTGACATTTTTTTGTATTTAATGAGTTACTATAGACCACAAATTGTTTGTGGCTGGGTAAATTATTTAATAATTCAAGATCACGCAGTAATTTTAAATTGTATAACATTGGACAAATATAGTAAAATTTTTTTAAACCAAAAAAGTGTATTAGATCTTATTTTACACTTAAATGTCATTAAAAATTCGTATATTTGTTCTTAAATAAACTAACATATGTCTATAAAAGATGAGCTTCATAGCATGCATAATGCTATTGAGGAATTTAAAGTTTCATTTGAAAATAATTTTGGTGAAAAAGTCACTGTAATCATTGGAGAAACAGATATTTCTGGAGACGCAAAAGTATCATTACCAGTAATTGAAAAAATTACATTAAATATCTTAAAAGAGGATTATCCTCAATATGATCAGGTTAAATTCCTTTCATATAGAACTAGAGAACTTAACTATCAAATGCATTTACAAGCATTTTGTTTAATATCATTTATTCATGGTCATAATAAAAGCATGATTGCTAGACATATAGATAAAAATCATGCTAGTGTTATAAATGCTATTAAATCTGCAGAAAATTATATTTTTTGTAAATCAAGTAGTTTCTTAAAAATACATACTAACATTTTAAAAGAAGTAAAAAATTATGTGGGAATTTCTGAAAATAATATTGAAGAACAAAATAACACCAAACCAAGCATTCTTTCTTTTTTCCCTCAAGAATAAAGTTTCAATGCCTATAGTAAATGATCAAGATATAAAAGATCTTGAAAATAATAAGTATATAGAACCTGTATTAGAAGGAGGTTATAATATTACTGTTGAAGGAAAAATTTTAATGGCCCATTTGGACAATTATTTTTTAAAAGCAAAAAAGAAAACAAACTTGCAGTTAATGGGAAAAGATTTTAATGAGAAGATTAAACAATATAGAGAAATCTTTCCTGCTAAAAAATTACCTAGTGGTAAACCAGCTAGACAAAATGTCAAAGCATTAACTGATTCATTTAGATGGTTTTTTGAAAACTATGATCATACATGGGATGATGTAATTAAAGCAACAAAAATGTATGTTAATGAATATAGAGATGCTGAATATCTATATATGGTAACAAGTCAATATTTTGTCTCAAAACAAGATAAGCATAGAGTAAAAGTTTCATTACTTGCTGATTATTGTGATTTGATTAAAGAAGGTGTTGACACAATAGAAGATCATTTTAAAGAAAAAGTAGTATGAAATCAATTAACATTAAAAAGAAAAATAAATTATATGGTAATGATTTTTTAAGAATTAATGATGAAGATCAATGTATTAATGATTGGATAAGAAATGATCCAAAAATTTTAATTAAAACATTAAGAGAAAGAAGAATTAATCTTGAATATAAGTGCTATAAAAATTTATTAGCAAAAATAGTATGAGTAAAAATAAAGAAGCGTGGGTTGGGCAATATGCAGCTTTTAATGAAGCATTAAAGTATATGCTTAATAGGCAAAGTGGGCAAGAAAAATCAATATATACTCCTTGGCCAAAGTTTAATGATGCTACTACAGATGGATTGGAATGGAATACTCTTACCGTAATTGGTGGAAGACCTGGATCAGGTAAAACATTAATTAAAGATCAAATTATAAGAGAATCATTTACATTAAATCCAGATGATAATTTTAGAGTTTTAGAATTTCAGTTTGAAATGGTTGGAAGAACTTCAGCTATCAGAGAATTTAGTTCTATAACTGGTAAAACCTATAAAGAATTATGTAGTGCAGGAAGCACATTAACAACAGATGTTTTGAATGTTTGTCATCAATATGCAAAAGAAAGAGTAAAATATCCAGTGGATATTATAGGAACTCCTATGACAGTAAATCAAATGCGTGATCAAATTGACATGTATATGAATGAACATAAGGGTCAAAAAACTATAATAACATTAGATCACACTATTCTTGTAAAAAGAGCACCTTATCAAAATAATAGATTAGATATGTTATTTGAATTAGGTGAATTCTTTACACAATGTAAGCGTGACTATCCTTGTTTATTTATTGCTTTGTCTCAACTCAATAGAAATATTGATAATCCAGATAGAGCTGTAGATGGTAAGTATGGAAATTATATTCTTGAATCAGATATATTTGGTTCAGATGCAATGTTACAACATGCAGATACATTAATTGGTATTAACCGTCCTGCTAAACAGAAAATTAGATTTTATGGTCCTGATAGATATATTATAGAAGATGATAGAACATTAGTTCTTCATTTTTTAAAAGCTAGAAATGGGGACACTAGAATGAGTTTTTTCAAAGCACATTTTGAACAAATGGAAATTGCAGAAATGAACACACCAGGACAACAGCAAAGAAGATAATTATGATAAATACAAAAACAAAAAGCATGACTCCAGCGGAACGTAAAGAAAAAGTTAAAAATTTAAGAAAAGAGCATCAAGATTATTTTGATAAAAATAATATTTCAGATGCTCTGTATATACCTAAGATGGCTTATAGGCCACCGGGAAAAGATGAATTACATGTAAGTTTTTTTCCAAGTGAATTTCAAAAAGAACAAGATATTTATACAGAATTTGTAAGTATTAATTATGATACTGAAGATCCTAAAAGAACTCTTTATCTTTTACATAAAAATTTACATTGGAAAGAAGAATATGAAGCAATTGTAAGCAATTCAGGATTTGAAAGGCACATTGTTCCAGTATCTGAATTAAATATAATTAATGATGTTAATTCTAGAAAGAAAAAAACAGCAAGTAAAATTATTCAAAATATAAAAATCAAAGAATTTGCTAATCTTCCAAATCCAGATGCTCCAAAAGTAGATAATGAATTAATTGAAAGATTAGATAAAATTGCTAATTCAATAGATAAACTAGCTGAAATATTAACACTAAATAATTTAAAATAATGGCAGAAAGTACATTAATAATTGCAGAATCCGGAAGTGGAAAATCTACTTCTATTAGGAATTTAAATCCTGAAGAAACATTCATTATAAATATTGCAAACAAACCTTTACCTTTTAAAGGATGGAAAAAGAATTATACATTAATTTCTAAAGAAAATCCTGCAGGTAATATGACAGCAGCATCTACTGCACAAGGTATTATAAAAGCAATGCGTCATGTAAATGAAAAAATGACTCATATTAAAACTTTAGTTGTAGATGATTGGCAATATATGTCCAGCTTTGAATATTTTGATAGAGCTAATGAAAAAGGATATGATAAATTTACTCAAATAGCTACTAACCTGGCACAGGTTGCAAAATATCCAAAAGATTTGAGAGATGATTTATGTATATTTTTCTTAACTCATTCAGAAGAATCAACGGATGTTAATGGTCACAGAAGGGTTAAAGCTAAAACTGTTGGTAAAATGATAGATAATGCTTTAACTTTAGAAGGCCTTTTTTCAATGGTACTTTTTGGCAAAGTACGTAAAAATGATGATGGTACTCTTGACTATGGTTTTGAAACACAAACCAATGGAGAGAATACATGTAAATCACCAATGGGGATGTTTGAGGATCAATTCATTCCAAATGACCTTCAATATGTAAAAGAACATATAGAGGAATATAATAAATAAATAATTAATACAAAAAAAAGTAACTATGTTAAACACTAAAGACATGTCCGTTGGAAGCGGAAAAACTAAACCAGTAATTAGTGCTGGAAATCACGTTGTAAGAATCAATTCAGTTAGTTTTGATCAAACGCCATATGATGCAGAAGCTTATAACATTTTATTAAATGTTGAAACACAGCCTGTAAGTGGAGAGTTTGAAGGATTTTTATTGAATGTAAATGAGCCAAATGGTCCAAGATACCAAGGTCAAGTAGGAAGAGTGAGATTTTCTCCTTATCCATATAAAGATGCTACACTTCCATCTGGAAGAGAAATTAGTAGAGATAATGAAGTAATGAAAGGTATGGTATATCTTTCTGAAGTTTTAGGTAAAAGAGATGAACTTGATAAAGTACAAGCAAATACTATTGAAGAGTTTATGACATCTTGCAATGATCTTTTTTCTCCTAGTGGATGGTTTAATATGTGCGTTGGTGGAAAAGAATGGGAAAATAAAGAAGGTTATACCAACCAAGATTTATTTTTACCTAGAATGTCTAAAGATGGTATTCCAATGGAAGCATTAGATACTGAAAACTCTAGACTTTTAACTTTTGATAAGGATAATCATATTATTCCTTTAAAAAAGAAAAATTCAGCACCTACAGCTACTAATTTTGAACCAGTGAATCAAAATGGTAGTGCATCTGACTTTGATTTATAAAAATATAAAGATGTAAGATAAGGCAGTCCTTTAAATGATGGTACTATTTCTTAAGGCAGGGTGGCTCAGGACTCATCCCCTGCCGCATCTTTTTTTTTAATTTATTATATTTGGAAAATGTTTAATACAAAACAATTAGTTTTTACTGAAAAAGATGTTCCAAGTAATTGGGTATTTGAATACTATTTAGATCTACCAGAAAAATTAACTGGTCAGGATGTTAAAATAAAATCAATATTTAATCCCAATGAAAGAACACCTAGTATGTGCATTTTTGTAGATCAAATTAATGCACAATATAAATACAAAGATTTTTCAAGTGGAAAATTTGGTAGTAAAATTGATTTAGTAAAAGAACTATTTCATGTTGGTTATCCCGGTGCTGTAGAAAAAATTATTGAAGACTTTAATTCATTTATAAAAAACAATGAGTTTTTAAATACAAATTTTAAAGCTCAAGAAAAATATAAAGTGGATTATGTTAAATCAAGAATGTGGACAGAAGAAGATAAAAACTTTTGGTTAAGATTTAGAATTGGTGCTACAATGCTCAATACATATAATGTTAAGCCACTGGAATATTATAATATGGTTAAAAAAGGAGAGGACGGATCTACTGATCTTATTAAAATTAAAGGGTCTAAACTTTATGGTTATTTTAAAAAGGATGGTTCTATCTATAAGATATATCAACCTGCACAAAAAAAGCAATAAATTTATAAAAGTATGCGTGCATACTCAAGGATTAGATCAATTAACATATGCTCAACCTTATTTAGTAATCACTTCAGGTTTAAAAGATGTAATGTCTTTAGCCGGAATAGGCTACAATATTGAATTAATAGCTCCTGATAGTGAAAATACAATATTAAAACCAATTCTTATTGAGAATTTAAAAAACAAGTATAAAAAAATTATAACTCTTTTTGATAATGATACTGCTGGTAAAAAAGCTGTAGATAGATATAAAGAAGTATATAATATAAATGGTTTTGTTTGCCCTTTAGAAAATGATCCTGCAGATGCTTTGCATTTACATGGGTTAGATCTATTACATGAAAAACTAAAACCATTGTTAAAACAAACACTAAGCTTATGAAATGGTTTATACCAGGGAATGTACCCTCAAGCAAAAATGGAAGAAGATGGACAGGTAAATACTTTATATCAAGTAAAACTGTAATGAAATATAGGAAAGACACTAAATCCTACTATCAGAAATATGCTAATCAATTTAAAAAAGAATTGGCAAAGCATAAGCTACCTGCTACAATTTCATTTACTTTCATTAGAGGTACACGTCACAAATTTGATTACATAAATCCAGCACAAACTGTACAAGATGATATGGTTACACACGGTTGGATAGAAGATGATAATTGTGAATTTATGATTCCATCATTTAAACCATATTCATATGATAAAGAAAAGCCTGGTGTAATTATTGAAATTATAAATGAAAAAAATGCAAAGAGGAAAAGTAAAACAACAAATATTAAAAACAAAACTAGCCCTATTAAATAAAGGGGTGCATACAATCAGAGCTCATTTTGATGGAGGAGGAGATGACGGTTCTATTACTGATATAGAATACTTAGATCCTGACGGTAATTGCATATCTGACTATAAAGGTTGTGAACCTTTTGTTACTACTGATGATATTGAAGAATTAACATATCATTTTTTTGAAAATTATGTAAATAGAGTGGGTGATTGGGTTAACAATGAAGGTGGTTGGGGATTAATTGATATATCATTAAGTGATTTAACTTACACAATTGATTATTATCAAAGAACATATGAAGAATATGATGATGCCGGAACTCTATTAAATAATATTTAATGGCCCATCCTTTAAAACATGCTAAATCATCTGTAAAAAAATGGGGCGGTTTAGAAAAAGATTATATGCATATTCATAATTGGTTTGATGAAACTAAATCTTGGATTGGCAATTCTTATCATAGAATGTATAGACATCATAGTGAAGGAATCTTTGAATGTGAAAAAATATTTGGAGAACATTTTACTAATTCTGATGGTAAAACTGTGTATACACGGTATGTTGGTGAACAACATGTAAAAGAAGATTGTAATAATTATATACCTTCTGCAAAAGAATGGATTATTAACATGAATGAAAAAAAACATCCAACGTGGATGCTTAGAACTTTAAAAATTGAAGACTAATGGAAACACTATATAAACATTATTATAAATTGAAAGTTGAAAAATCAACAGATAAAGAATCTATTACAGAATCCATTAAAACTTTGTCTGATTTAAAAGGGTTAATAAAATTAATTAATTCTCCAAATCAAGATGATAAAGAAATAGCTTATAAAATAATAGAAGATACATCCTTGCATTTTTATGATTGGGAAACAGAGAGTTATTTAACTCCTTATACTATATTAATAATGCAATTAATATCAAATAATAATCCAGGTGCTTATAATAGTTTTGTAAGCCGCTTAAAAATAAGTTCTTGGGATAATAGAGCAGGATATGAATATGATCAATTATATGAATGGATTAAAAGTCAAGATAATAAAGATTCTTTACTTTTAATAGTAATTTTTTAATTATGTTGTCCAAAAAAATCTTATAGGTGATATTAATAATATGTTTCCGTTTCTTAATGTAAAATCAAACATAAACTGGGATTGATATGAAAATATTGACTTTAGAAGATTTTATAGTATTAGAAGAAATGTTAAATGGAACTGATGAAGATATGGAAGTAGCTTTTTCTAATATTGAAAATTTTAAGTTAGATGTAGCATATCACATGTTATTTATTAAAACATTAGACTATGAGCGTAGATTTAAATATATGCAAACATTTCCTGAATATAATAAGCTTATGAATGAAATTAAATTACTTAAGGATAATGGTCATAATATTCCTGCAATGTGGAACTATCGTCATGGTAGTTTTAGCTGGGAAGATTTGTTATCTCTTATGAAATATTTATTCAAAAGAAAAAATGAAGATTTTAAATCTTCTATTATGGAAATCATTGCATATCAAATGAATAAAATTACTCCTGAAAAACAAGCAATAGAACGTTATTTTTCAAATTTAAAATTAAGATCATGAGTATACAAATAAGTGAAAAGGTTGCAAAAACCGTTAAAACTTTAATCTTAGAAGAGCCCTTTTACGGGCTTTTTCTTATTGGATTAAATAAAAGTTATAGAAAAGATATACCTACTGCAGGTGTAAGTAAAAAAGGAATAGGTATTCAATTAGCTATTAATCCAGATTTTTTTCAAGAATTAAATATAAGACAACAAATTGGTCTTTTAAAGCATGAATTACTTCATGTTTCATTTGGTCATTTGACAATGAGAGATTTATATTCTGATCATAAATTATTTAATATAGCAGCTGATTTAGAAATAAATCAATATATAAATGAAAATGATTTGCCTAATGGTGGATTAACTTTAGATACATTTCCTGAATTAAATCTTCCTACTAAAGCGGGTACTAAAAAGTATTATGAATTACTTGAACAAGCTCAACAGAGTGGAACTTGTCCTTCATTAGAAGCTTTGTTAGGACAAATGGATGGTGATAGTCAATATGATCATAAAACTTGGGCTGAATTTGATGAATTAAATGAAGCAGATAAAAAATTGGTTGAAAAACAAATTGAACATCAAATTAAGGAAACTGCTGAAACAACTGAAAAAAGATGTGGTCATATTCCAGGTGAACTTGCAGATTTAATTCAAAGACTAAGACATGTTGAACCTCCAAAATTTGATTGGAGAGGATATCTTAGAAGATTTGTTGGAAATTCTACAGTGAGTTATACAAGAAAAATGCGTAGAAAATTTAATAAAAGATACAGTGAAAACCCTGGTCTTAAAATTAAATTTAAAAATCATATTCTTGTGGGGCGTAGATACATCNGGATCAGTTAGTATTAAAGAACTGGAAGAATTTTGGAGTGAATTAACACATATGCATAAAACAGGTCATAAGATTACTGTTGTACAATGTGATTCTTCTTTTAGAGGTGCAAAAGAATTTAATCCAAAACAAGATTGGGAAATACACGGTAGAGGTGGTACATCATTTCAACCTGTTATAGATCATTATAATGATAATAAACGTGCATATACTGCACTTATATATTTTACAGATGGAGAGGCACCAAGCCCTGAAAACTGTCCAAACAATACATTATGGGTTCATAGTTCTCATTGTGAGATCAATGAAGAATTACCCGGATTTAAAATACAATTAAACTAATAAAAATTATGGCACAAGTAAATTTAAACATTGATGAATTAAAAGGGTTTATTAACCACATAATAACTAATAACAGATTTTTACAAGAAGATAATAAACTTCCTGTAGCTATTGAAGTAGTAGGTGAATCAGGAATTGGTAAAACATCTACTGTAATGGAAATTGCAAAAGAAAACAACCTAGATTGCGTAAAATTAAATTTAGCTCAAATTGAAGAGTTAGGAGATCTTGTAGGATTTCCTGTTAGACAATTTCAAATGTATAAAGAAAAGAAAGTTCCAGGTAAAAAAATAGATGATCTTAATTATACTGCAGCACAAAAAGCAGCAGCTTCTGCTCAAGTTGCAACTGCAACTATAACTAAAAAAGTTGGTCAGTGGGTTGATGAACTTGCTGTTGAAGAGTATTTAAAGCAAGGCTGGAAAGTTACAGGTAAAAATAGAATGTCTTATTGTGCTCCTAACTGGATTGCTGATGTAAAAAGAGGTGGTATGTTAATCTTAGATGATTGGAACCGTGCAGATATGAGATTTGTTCAAGCCGTTATGGAATTGGTAGACAGACAAACTTATATTTCTTGGTCTTTACCAAAAGATTGGCATATTGTTTTAACTGCAAATCCAGATAATGGAGATTATATGGTTAACTCAATAGATTCTGCACAAAAAACTAGATTTATTTCTGCAAATCTTAAATTTGATGTTGAAGTATGGGCTCGTTGGGCAGAAGAAGAAGGTATAGATACAAGATGTATTAACTTCTTATTATTACACCCTGAACTTGTAACTCAAGAAACAAATGCAAGATCTATTACTAGCTTTTTTAACTCTATATCTAGTTTTGAGTCATTTGAAGATAATCTTCCTATGATCCAAATGATTGGTGAAGGTTCTGTAGGTGATGAATTTGCATCTATGTTTACAACTTTCATTAATAATAAACTGGATAAACTGGTAACACCTAAAGATTTATTAACTCATGATAATGAGCAATATATTCTTGGTGAATTAACCGGTTGTATTGGAAAAGATGATGCTTATCGTGCAGATATTGCATCAACATTAGCAACAAGACTTGCAAACTTCTCAGTGGTATATTCTAAAGAAAATACTATTAGTCAGAAGATAACAGATAGACTTGAAACTTTATGCACTAAAGATTATTTTACTAATGATCTTAAGTATTTAGTAGTAAGAACAATATTCAATGGTAACAAACAAAAGTTTAATAAACTTATGATGAAGCCTGAGATTATTAAAATGACAATGAAATAAAATGGCAAAAAAAACAGTATATCAAGATTTTGATCAAGATGCACTGGACCATTTCTTTTATAACCTTTTAACAGATGAGGAGCTCTCTTTTATGGGAGTTCCTTTATCTGGAGGATATGAGTTTGGTAAAGTGTTAGTATCAGAGTCTGAAACAACGTATGATAAAATAAATAATATATTAACTGCAGCTCCAACTAAAAATTTTAGTTCATGTAAAAAGGCTTTTGTTTATCCTAAGTCTCCTGTCTCTTTAGATAGGATAAAAGCTGCTTGTAAAGAGACATAAAATAACTATAACAAATGACTATACCTTAGCTGATATGGTTATTGTTCATGATAATAATACTAGTATACATTTAAATAATGGTAGAAAAAATATTAAATAGCCATATGACCTTTAAATTATGGAATTATGAATCTGTTAATGAATTTGATAATCCTAATAATTATAGTTTTATAAATCAAACTAATAAATGGATTTTAGATAATGGTTCTGCAATTTGGGATGAAAAACTAGAAGAATTTGGTAGACGTCATGATCATACAGCTGGAAATAGTTGTTATGATGTTTGGTGTCTTTCTGGATTGGCAGTAAATCTTGCATNTAAAATTGACATGGGTTTAATTACTCCAGTAACAATAGATGATTTACTATTATCTTCTGCTACTAAAACTCCATTTACTGAAGAGCTTGGAGATTTAATTTATAGTCAATGTAATAATTATAATAATGAAGACATTGAATTAGCTGGTAAATTAATTCCAACCATTGATCCAACAGGAGTTCCTCATTTATTTTGGGAATTTATTTCTAAAATGGATAACCTTATGCACAAATTTAATAGAAATAAAGATGTGCAATATTGGTTAGAAAATGTTGGTTGGGATAATCTTAGATATAAAAGTGCAGAAGACATGATTGTACACTTAGAAGAACAAGGGCAATTAAATCATGAAAGTTTTTGTCATCTTGAACCTTTAGTAAGAAAAGAAATATCTATTTGTAATAGAGAACTTTATGTATTTAAAGTAAGTGTTAAACCAGAGTATCGTAAATATTTAAAAAAAACAATTAAAAATGAGACATAAATTATATAATATACATTTTAACTTTTATCCTNATTATAACGTAANNAATANATTAATACCAGAAGCTNTTGAANNTGAATTTCTTGGNATGATGGTNTTTGCATCTGAAGGATGGTCNATTAGAGATTCACAAAAAGATGAATTAAAAAGTAATTTTTTAATTCAAACTATTGATGCAACTGATCTTCAAGATGCAACTATCTATANATTTCCTAAGTTAGATTTACCTAGACAAAAGGTAGATATTTTAAAGGAAAAATATAATTTATCTGTTACTAGAAATCAAGATAAAGCTGATTATTCAGTAATATCTTATAAATATTTAGAATCTACATTAGATAGACAATATAATGGTGTTGTTTTATCAAAAGAAGAACTTAAAGAAGTGCTTCAAAAAATGAAACAAAATGATAAATTTCAAGAAGAAACATGGCTTAAGATTGTTCAGTCGTTTAATTCTTTAGAAAATGATTGTAGAATTACTGTGACAAATGATTATTCTTATAATCAAACTAGCCCAGGTAAGGATTTATTAAAAAGTTTATTAAATGATTATAGTTCAGATGATTCTTCAAAATGGAATGATATCAATAGAAAAACTCCTTGGTATGTTAAAGCTGAAGAGTGGGGTAGACTAGAAACTATATTAAATTCTGCTACATTAGTGTTAGATACTGATTTAAATAAATTTACAACAGAAGATTCACATGTTCTTACAGAAGCTGATTATTATCAATGTTTAAAAATGATAGAAGCTGATGATAGAGAAAATTGCACATTAGCTT